ATGAAGATGGATTTTCCGTTCGAGGAGGCTTCGCAGGTCGATCTGCTTGCGGAGACCGAGGAGCTTTACCGGGAAGTTGCGGGAGAACTGGCGCTTGCGCGGCGAAAGCTGGGCGAGGGGGATCTGGGTGAGGTCGGGAATGCGGTGAAGGCGGTCAAGGACCTGCGCGCTGCGCTTCAGATGGTGATGGATGAAAGGACACGGGTTGAAAAACTTCGCAAGCAGGTTGGAGGAATCGTCGGGGGAGGTGCGCTCGACCTTGGAGCCGCGCGCGATGAGATCGGGCGCAGGCTGGCTCGCCTCCGCGACGCAGGAGCAGGTTGACGAGTTTCTGGGGGGCTTGAGCGAGAACGCGTTGTTGGCGTTGCCGTGGATGTTCGAATTCTGGGCGTTGCCGCATCAGTTGCCGCCCGATGGGGTTTGGAAATCCTGGGTGATCATGGGTGGGCGCGGGGCGGGGAAGACCCGTGCCGGGTCGGAATGGGTGCGGGCCGAGGTCGAGGGGGCGGGGCCGCTGGATGCGGGGCGGTCGCGGCGCGTGGCGCTGGTGGGCGAGACGTTCGATCAGGTGCGGGAGGTGATGGTGTTCGGGGAGAGCGGGATTTTGGCGTGCTCTCCGCCTGATCGAAAGCCGGAATGGGAGGCGGGGCGGAAGCGGCTGGTCTGGCCGAACGGTGCGGTTGCGCAGTGTTTTTCGGCGCATGAGCCGGAGGCGCTGCGGGGGCCGCAGTTCGATGCCGCTTGGGTGGACGAGTTGGCGAAGTGGAAGAAGGGAGAGGAGGTTTGGGACATGCTGCAATTTGCGCTGCGGCTGGGGGATAATCCGCGGCAGGTGGTGACGACGACGCCGCGGAACGTGCCGGCGTTGAAGGGGGTTTTGAAGAACCCGTCCACGGTCGTGACACATGCGCCGACGGAGGCGAACCGGGCGTATCTGGCGGCCTCGTTCCTGGAGGAGGTGCGGGCGCGGTATGAGGGGACGCGGCTGGGGATGCAGGAGTTGGACGGCGTTTTGCTGGACGATGTGGAGGGGGCGATGTGGACGACCGCCATGTTGGAGGCGGGGCGGTTGGACTCGGTGGGGCGGATGGACCGGGTGGTCGTGGCCGTCGATCCGCCGGTGACGGGGCATGCGGGGTCGGACGAGTGCGGGATCGTTGTGGTGGGCTGTGTGATGGACGGCTCGCCGACCGGGTGGAAGGCTGTGGTGCTGGAGGATGCCAGTATGAGCGCGGCGTCGCCGGATGCTTGGGCGCGGGCGGCTTTGGCGGCGATGGCGCGGCATGGGGCGGACCGGTTGGTGGCGGAGGTCAATCAGGGTGGGGATCTGGTGGAGCAGGTCATCCGCTCGATTGATCCCTTGGTGCCGTTTCGGGCGGTGCGGGCGGCCAAGGGGAAGGTCGCGCGGGCGGAGCCTGTGGCGGCTTTGTATGAGCAAGGGCGGGTTCGGCATGTGCGCGGGCTGGCGAAGCTGGAGGATCAGATGTGCCGCATGAGCGTGCGCGGGTATGAGGGGAAGGGATCGCCAGACCGGGTGGATGCATTGGTCTGGGGGTTGTGGGATCTGATGATCGATTCGGCGGCGAGTTTTTCGCGGCCGTCGGTGCGGCGGCTTTGACCGTGCGGTGGTGTTAAGCGGGATTAACCTTTCTTCGGTAGGTTGATTTCATCGAAGGACGGCAAGGTCCTGATCTTGGAAATGGTTGGTCGGCAGGACGGGCGGTTGCCTGATCGGTGGCGGCTTGGCTGGTGGAGGTGCGGATGTTCGATTTCCTGAAACGGGCGGCGCCGGAGGTGAAGGCGTCGGCCACGGGGCCGGTGATCTCGTATCAGAGCTCGGGGCGGGTCGCGTGGTCGCCGCGGGATGTGGTGAGTTTGACGAAGAACGGGTTTCTGGGAAATCCGGTCGGGTTTCGTGCGGTGAAGCTGATTGCCGAGGCGGCGGCGGCGTTGCCGTTGGTGCTTCAGGATTGCGAGCGTCGCTATGACGCGCATCCGGTGCTGGATCTGGTGACGCGGCCCAACCCGGTGCAGGGGCGGGCGGAGATGCTGGAGGCGGTCTATGCGCAGCTTCTGCTGTCGGGGAACGCCTATGTCGAGGCGGTGCCGGGTGGGGTGATGCCGGGGGAGCTGCATGTGCTGCGCTCGGATCGGATCAGCCTGGTGCCGGGTGCGGATGGGTGGCCGGTGGCCTATGACTATACCGTCGGGGCGCGGAAGGTGCGGTTCGACATGACTGGAGAGTTTGCGCCGATCTGCCATATCAAGTCGTTCCATCCGCAGGACGATCACTACGGGTTTTCCGCGCTTCAGGCGGCGGCGGTGGCGCTGGATGTGCATACGAGCGCGTCGCGGTGGTCGAAGGCGCTGCTGGACAATGCGGCGCGGCCTTCGGGGGCCATCGTCTATAAGGGTGCGGATGGGCAGTCGGCGCTGAGCAACGATCAGTATGATCGGTTGGTGAGCGAGATCGAGGCGAACCATCAGGGCGCGCGGAATGCGGGGCGTCCGATGTTGCTGGAGGGCGGGCTGGACTGGAAGCCGATGGGGTTCTCGCCCTCGGACATGGAGTTCCAGAAGACCAAGGAAAGCGCGGCGCGGGAGATTGCGGTGGCCTTCGGGGTTCCGCCGATGTTGCTGGGGATTCCGGGGGACGCGACCTATGCCAACTATCAGGAGGCGAACCGGGCGTTCTATCGCCTGACCGTGCTGCCTTTGGCGTCGAAAGTGGTGTCGGCGCTGTCGCACTGGCTGTCGTCGTTTTCCGGGGAATGCGTGGAGTTGCGGCCGGACCTGGACCAAGTGCCCGCGCTGGCGGTGGAGCGGGATCAGCAATGGGCGCGTGTGGGTTCGGCGGATTTTCTGAGCGTGGCCGAGAAGCGGATGCTGTTGGGCCTGCCGAGGCTTGCGGAGGAATGAGACCGGGCGAGACGGGCTCGCGGTTTCTTTACGACAGCTTCGATGCGGCGACGGCGCGGATCGAGGCGAATGAACGGGTCCATGACGAACGTTGGAACGGGCTGGAATACCGGCTGGTGCAGATCGAGGGCTCGCTTGATCGGCTGGAACGGCGGATCTGGCTGGGGGTGTATGGGGTCGCGGCCTTTCTGCTGACGCAGGGGGCCGAGGCGCTGGTGAACGCGGCGATGAGGTAGAGCGATGGAATACGGGTATGGCGGTGCGCCGGAGCGGAAGTTCCATGCGGGGCTGACGGTCGCGGATGGGGTCGTCGAGGGCTATGCGTCCTTGTTCGGGGTGCGGGACGGTGGCGGCGATGTGGTGCTGCCGGGGGCCTATGCGGGGAGCCTCGCGCGGCGCAAGTCGGTGAAGATGCTGTGGCAGCATGATCCGAACCAGCCGATCGGCGTGTGGGATACGGTGCGTGAGGACGGCGTTGGCCTTTACGTGAAGGGCCGGCTGCTGGACGGGGTGCAAAAGGCGCGCGAGGCGATGGTGCTGCTGGAGGCGGGGGCGATCGACGGGATGTCGATCGGTTATCGCACCGTGCGGGCCGAGCGCGACGGCAAGGGGCGGGCACTGGCCGAAGTGGAGCTGTGGGAGGTGTCGCTTGTGACCTTCCCGATGCTGCCGGAGGCGCGGGTGCAGGCGAAGTCGGATGACTGGCGGTCGATTGCCCAGATCTTCCGGGATGCCGCCGCCGCGATCTGAGGTTTCAACGAAGGAGTGGAGTGAATGACCGAGACGAAGTCTCGGGCCGGGCAAGGTTTGTCCGGTCCGCAGGAGGTGGCCGAGGCCATGTCGGGTTTCCTGAACGAGCTTAAGGGCTTTCAGGGTGAAGTTTCCAAGGCGCTGCAACAACAGGAAGAGCGACTGAACATGCTGGATCGTAAGACTGTGACCTATGGCCGTCCCGCCCTTTCGGCTGCTGCCGAGGTGGAAGTGCCGCATCAGAAGGCGATGGGCGCCTATTTGCGTTCGGGTGACGATGACGGGCTGCGCGGGCTGGTGCTGGAAGGCAAGGCGATGTCGACCGCGGTTTCCGCCGATGGTGGCTATCTGGTCGATCCGCAGACCTCGGACACCATTCGGTCGATGCTGGTTTCGACCTCGTCCATCCGGGCGATTGCCAATGTGGTGGCGGTGGATGCGTCCAGCTTTGACGTGCTGATCGACCGTTCCGAGGTTGGTTCGGGCTGGGCGAGCGAGACGGCGGCGCAGGGCGAAACCTCGACCCCGGCGGTCGAGCGCATCTCGATCAAGCTGCACGAGCTGTCGGCCATGCCCAAGGCGAGCCAGCGCCTGCTGGACGATTCCGCATTCGACGTCGAGGGTTGGCTGGCCGGCAAGATCGCGACGCGCTTCATCCGTGCGGAATCGGCGGCGTTCGTGAACGGTGATGGTGTGGACAAGCCGAAGGGCTTCCTGACCGCGCCGAAGGTGGCGAATGCCTCTTGGGCCTGGGGCAGCCTTGGCTATGTTGCATCCGGTGCGGCGGCGGATTTCGCGGCGACGGGGTCGGCGGATTGCATCGTCAATCTGGTTTACTCGCTGTCGGCGGAATACCGGGCGAATGCGTCCTTCGTGATGAATTCGAAGACGGCGGGTGCGGTTCGCAAGATGAAGGATGCGGACGGGCGCTTCCTGTGGACGGACGGTCTGGCAGCGGGGCAGCCGAACACGCTGATGGGTTATCCGGTGCTGATCTGCGAGGATATGCCGGATATCGCGGCGGGTGCCTTTGCCATGGCCTTTGGTGATTTCACCGCCGGATACACCATCGCGGAACGCCCGGACCTGCGCGTGCTGCGCGATCCTTTCTCGGCCAAGCCGCACGTCCTGTTCTATGCCACCAAGCGCGTGGGCGGGGATGTGACCGACTTCGCGGCGATCAAGCTTCTGAAATTCGCGACCTCCTGATCGCGGATGTCCGGCCCCTTCGGGGGCCGGGCGATGGGCGCGCCGAGGTGCTGCCTAGCTGCTCCCTCCGTCCGAGCAGTGTCTGGGTGCGCCCGTTTTATCAATGGCTTGTGAGGTGAATTTATGATGTTGACCGAAGAAGGGCCTGTCTTAGCGGATGATCTGCCCATCGCGCGGATGAAGGAACATCTGCGTCTTGGGACCGGGTTTTCCGATGACGGGATGCAGGACGGGCTGGTCGAGAGCCATCTGCGCGCCGCCATCGCGACCATCGAAGGGCGGATCGGCAAGGTTCTGATAGCGCGCCGTTTCCGTTGGGAGATTTCGGGTTGGCGCGGGCGTTCGGCGCAGGCGCTGCCGGTCGCGCCGGTGTCCGAGGTGGTGTCGGTCGAGATCGTCGGTGCGGATCGGCGCGCCGTGACCGGGCTGCGGCTGGAGCGGGACGCGCATCGGCCCCGGCTGGTGTCCGGCTTCGTGCTGCCGGAAGTGCCGGCGGGAAGCCATGTGGAGATCGTGTTCGACGCGGGCTTTGGCGTCTGGGACGCGGTGCCGGCCGATCTGCGACAGGCGGTGCTGCTGCTGGCGGCAGAGTTTTACGAGAACCGGCACGAGGCTGGGCTGCGGGCCTCTGGCCTGCCGATGGCGGTGGTCACGCTGATCGAACGTTGGCGCACCGTGCGCGTGCTGGGCGGGGGTGCGGCATGACGCTGGACCGGGCGCTGGTGCTGGAGGCTTCGGAACGCATCGGCGATGGCGCGGGGGGCTTTCGGACGGAATGGACCGCTCGGGGCACGCTCTGGGCGGATGTGAAGCCGGGGACCGGGCGCGAATTGGCCGGGGTCGAGGTGACGGGGCCGCAGGTGTCCTATCGCATTACGGTGCGGGCTGCGGCGGTGGGTGCGCCCTCGCGCCCCAGGGCCGGGCAGCGGTTCCGGGATGGTGTGCGGCTTTTCCAGATCCTGGCCGTGACCGAGGCCGAGGGCCGGTTCCTGACCTGTTTCGCGCGGGAGGGGATGGCATGAGCTATGGCGTGGCGGCGGCTTTGCAGGAGGCGATCTTTGCGCGTCTTCGCGGGCTGGGAGGGTTGCAGGACGTGGCGATCCACGATGCGGCCCCCGATGCGACCGCCGGGACCTGGGTGCTGATCGGGCCGGAGACGGTGCGCGATCGGTCCGACGCATCGGGCGCGGGGGCCGAGCATCAGGTGGTGCTGAGCGTGATTTCGGATGCCGAGGGGTTTCTGGCGGCCAAGCGCGTGGCCGGGGCGATCTCGGACGGGCTGGCGGTGCCGCTGGAAATGTCGCGCGGGCGGATCGCGGGGCTGTGGTTCGACCGCGCGGTGGCGCGGCGGCTGGAGGCGGGGCGGACCCGCCGGATCGACCTGACATTCCGTGTCCGGGTCGAAGGATAACAAGGAGAACGACATGGCTGTTCAGAACGGCAAGGACCTTCTGGTGAAACTGGACCTGACCGGCGACGGCCAGTTCGAGACGATCGCGGGCCTGCGGGCAACGCGCGTCAGCTTCAATGCGGAGACGGTGGACGTCACCTCGTTGGAGAGCCAGGGCGGCTGGCGCGAATTGCTGGGCGGGGCGGGGGTGAAGTCGGCCTCGATCTCCGGCTCGGGGGTGTTTCGCGATGCGGGGACGGACGAGCGGGCGCGGCAGATCTTCTTCGACGGCGAGGTGCCCCAGTTCCAGGTCATCATCCCCAGCTTTGGCGTCGTGCAGGGCGCGTTCATGATCACCGCCATCGAATATGCCGGCAGCCACAATGGCGAGGCAACCTATGAGCTGACGCTCGCCTCGGCCGGGGCGCTGACCTTCACGGCGCTGGCATGAACCCTTTTGCGGGCGAGGTGACGGTCGTTCTGGACGGGGTTCCGCATGTGGCCAAGCTGACGCTTGGCGCGCTGGCCGAGCTGGAGACGGTGCTGGAGGCCGGATCGCTGATCGATCTGGTGCAGCGGTTCGAGGGCGGGCGGTTCACCACGCGCGACGTGCTGGCGGTGGTGGTCGCGGGTCTGCGCGGTGGCGGCTGGACCGGGACGGCGGCGGACTTGCTTCACGCGGATGTGGGCGGTGGCGCGACCGGTGCGGCGCGGGCGGCGGCAGATCTGCTGCACCGTGCCTTCGCGATGCCCTGATGGCCCGATCGTGATGGATTGGCCGGGGCTTTTGCGCGCCGGGCTGTTCACGCTGCGGCTGACGCCCGAGCAGTTCTGGCGGCTGACGCCCATCGAACTGCGGATGATGCTGGGGGCGGAGACGGCGATCCCGCCCCTGACCCGCGCGCGGCTGGAGGAACTGGCCCGTGCGTTTCCCGATGTGAAAGGGCTGGAAAATGGCCACGATTGAGGAACTGGAGGAGCAGCTTGCCGCGTTGGAGCGGTCGTTGGACGACACCTCGCGCGTGGTGGGGGCGTTCGAAGGGCAGATGAAGCAGGTCGGCGTGTCTGCCAGTGCCGCAGAACGCGAGGTCGGGGCGCTTTCGAACAGCATGGGCCGAGGCTTGCGCAAATCCTTCGAGGACGTGGTCTTCGATGGGGCGCGCCTGTCCGATGCGCTGCGCGGCGTGGCCGAGAACATGGCGCAGGCAGTGTATCGCGCGTCGATCAAGCCGGTGGAGGGGGCGATCGGCGGCGTGGTGTCCGGGGGCCTCAGCGCACTTTTGGGCGGCTTGATGCCCTTTGCGGCGGGCGGCGCGTTTTCGCAAGGGCGGGTGATGCCTTTCGCCAAGGGCGGCGTCGTGTCCAGCCCCGTCACCTTTCCGATGCTTGGCGCGACCGGGCTGATGGGCGAGGCGGGGCCGGAGGCGATCATGCCGCTGACGCGCGGGGCCGATGGACGTCTGGGTGTGCAATCGCAGGGCGGCGGGCGGGCGGTGAACATCGTCATGAACGTGACCACCCCCGACGTGCAGGGGTTTCAGCGCAGTCAGGGGCAGATCGCCGCGCAGGTCAGCCGCGCCCTGTCGCGCGGACAAAGGAACAAGTGAATGACATTTCATGAGATACGTTTTCCCGCCAACCTGTCCTTCGGGTCGGTCGGCGGGCCGGAGCGGCGGACCGAGATCGTCACGCTGGCGAACGGGTTCGAGGAGCGGAACACTCCTTGGGCCCATTCGCGCCGCCACTATGATGCCGGCGTGGGGCTGCGGTCGCTGGACGATGTGGAATCGCTGATCGCATTCTTCGAGGCGCGGCGGGGGCAGTTGTTCGGCTTTCGTTGGAAGGATTGGTCGGATTACAAATCCTGCCTCCCGTCGCAGGCCGTCGGGCCGCTGGATCAGGTGCTTGGGCGCGGCGATGGCGTGACGACCGTGTTCGCGCTGCGCAAGCTGTATCGCTCGGGCGAGGAGACCTATCTGCGGCCCATCGTCAAACCCGTCGAGGGCACGGTGCGTGTGGCTCTGGCCGCCGATCCGGCGGTGGAGGGCGTGCAGTTCTCGGTCGATGTGGCGCGCGGGACCGTGACCTTCGCCACTGCACCCGCGCGCGGGGTCGAGGTGACGGCGGGCTTCGAGTTCGACGTGCCGGTGCGCTTCGATACCGACCGCATCCAGACCTCGGTTTCGTCGTTTCAGGCGGGCGACGTGCCGAACGTGCCGGTGGTGGAGGTGCGGGTATGACGCTGGGATCGCATCTGGCGCTGGGCGTCACGACCGTTTGCCGTGCATGGGCTGTCGCGCGGGCCGATGGTGTCGTGCTGGGCTTCACCGATCATGACACGGACCTTGCCTTCGACGGCATCACTTTCACCGCCAGCAGCGGGCTGACGGCGATGGCGCTCCAGCAGACGACCGGGCTTGCGGTGGACAATACCGAGGCGCTCGGCGCGCTCAGCGATGCCGGTGTGACCGAGGCCGATCTGCTGGCCGGGCGGTTCGACCGGGCCGAGATGCGCTGCTGGCTGGTGAACTGGGCCGACCCGTCACAGCGCAGTCTGCAGTTCCGCGGCACGTTCGGCGAGATCACCCGCGCGGGCGGTGCGTTCCGCGCGGAACTGCGCGGGCTGACCGAGGCGCTGAACCAGCCGCAGGGGCGCAGCTATCAGACCGGCTGTTCGGCCCTGCTGGGGGATCGCGCCTGCGGGTTCGAGCTGTCGAAACCCGGATACAGCGCCGAACGCGCCACCGAGGAGGTCGAGGACCGGCGCATCTTCCGCTTTGCCGATTTTGCGGGTTTCGATGACCGCTGGTTCGAGCGGGGGCGCCTGGTCGTGCTGACGGGGGCGGGCGCGGGGGTGGTCGGGCTGATCAAGAACGACCGCCTCTCCGCCTCGGGGCGCGAGATCGAGTTGTGGCAGTCGCTGGGGCCGCAGGTCGCGCCCGGCGACATGCTGCGGATCGAGGCGGGCTGCGACAAGCGGGCCGAGACCTGCCGCCTGAAATTCGCGAACTTCGCCAATTTTCGCGGCTTTCCGCATATTCCGGGCGAGGATTGGCTGGCCTCCTATCCCACCTCGGGCAGCGTCAAGGATGGGGGGAGCCTGTTCAGGTGA